CCTCAAGCAACGAAATTGGGACGCCACATTTTTTAAGGCCGGTCATTAATGGATCCACTAATTCTCCATCTTTCTCAAATGGTTTTAATCGAGCCGGATGTTTCATAACTGGTCGCAAATGACCGGATAACAATGACGGTGTTAAAACGGATTTTGTAGCTTGCCCAACAGGTATTGGTGCTCGCCCCAAAGGCACAAATTCACCTTGTGGAATTAATGGACGTTGAGCTATTAACTCATCAACATTAACTGAGAATTGGCATTCCACACCCATATCTTCCAAACCTTCCATCAATTGTTCATAAGTAATTGGCACAGAAAATCCAGTACCATTTTTCGTGGAACCAGCAACATGCATGCCAATAACCTTTCGCTGCAAATTTTTATTAAACAATACAAATAAAGCGCCACAATCACCTTTCACAGAAGTTCCAGAATAATAATAGCATTTGCGCATCTTAATTTCATCCCAAATTGGAGAACCAAAGAAATTTTTCCGTTTAGTTGGAATTTTGACATCAAGAGTAGTATCCAAAGCACATACACTATGGAAAGTTTTAATAGTTCGGATTGGTTTCTTACCATTATCAATAAAAGTAGCTATAGCACCTTCAAACTGCCCATCCACCAATTTCCCTTGATCATTAGCTGACATAAATAACTTAGTTATGTCTGCACAGGGATAACCAGGAAAACTGTGAATATCCACCAAAACTGCATCTTTCTCTCCTTCAGCACCAGACAATCGACAAGCATATGGTGATAATTTTCCAGAACCATACTTGAAAATGCGTGATAGCGGAAACTTAAACATCAATTGACCTTCACTATCAAACAAATTTATTTCCTCATCCACGCAGAGATCATAATTTTGCATTAATGAAATATAGTGAAAAGGCATCAAAAAAACTTTCCCACGAACAAATGTTACATTTCCAACAAATTTATCTACTTTCATCAAAAAGGTATTTCGATCAATTTTATGACTAATAATTTCCCATGCATTTGGATCTGTTGTTCCTTGAGCTTCTATAACCTCACCCATTATTGGAGTTCCACCATGCACAAAAATTTGTTTAGGTTTTTTTACTATTTTGGGCACCAGAATGCGCCAATTCC